CTCTACGTATGGGACATCGATATCGAAGTGGCGTCTGAGGGAGGGTTCGCCACTCCACAAAAGCCATGGCAGGAAATCATCTCGATCACGATCCTCTGGCGTCACATGGAGCAGACCGGCATCGTCGTGTATGGACTAAAGGACTTCGTGGCACCCGCGAACGTGACCTATGTCAAGTGTAACAATGAGGCAGAATTGCTCGTGCGGTTTCTTGATGACTGGAAAGCGGATGGGGATTATCCCGACATTGTGACGGGCTGGAACGTGCAGTTCTTCGATATGCCGTATTTGATTGCTCGTATGAAAAGCATCTTCACGGCGGAACTGGTGTCGTTGATTAGTCCCTTTGAACGATTTGCGGAACGTCAGGTCACCTTGATGGGTCGTCCACAGACCGTCATTGACATTCGGGGCGTCACGATTTTGGACTACCTGGAGATGTATAAGAAGCTCACCTACACGCAACAGGCGAGCTACCGGTTGGACAACATTGCGCACATTGAACTGGGTAAGCGCAAGGTGTCCTACAAGGAACACCGCTCACTCGCGAAATTGTATGAGCATGATTACCAGAAGTTCATCGAGTATAACATCAACGACGTGGTGCTCGTAGACGAACTGGACCAGAAGAAGAAGTTGCTGGCGCTCGTCTGCGCGATTGCCTATACAGCCAAATCGAATTTCGTAGACTGCTTCAAGCAGGTGCGTCTGTGGGATATCATGATCTACCACAAGCTCCGAGCGGATGGTCGTCAAATTCCTCCGCGCAAGGAAGGTGAGACCAAGAAAGACCAATACGAAGGTGCGTATGTGAAGGAGCCGCTGGTCGGACTGCACAAATGGATCTGTTCATTTGACGTGGCGTCGATGTATCCACACATCATCCGACAGTGGAACCTCAGCCCAGAGACCTTGTATGCGGACCGGCCTGAAGTGTATTCTGTGGAACGTTTGCTTCAGCAGGAAGCGGATACCGAATGGCTCAAGGAACAAGACGTGTGCATGACCGCCAATGGGGTGCTCACGCACAGAGATGTCGAGGGCTTCTTACCGAACATGCTCAAGACGCTGTATGACGAGCGTATCCGATATAAGCATCTCATGACCGCGGCAAAGAAGAAACTCATTGCGCTCAAGACGACGCCTGACGTGGACGATTACGCAGCACAGGTCAAGGCCCTAGAGGCCGAAATTGCGTCGTGTGACAACAACCAGCAAGTGCGGAAGGTCAATCTGAACTCCGCGTATGGCGCGATGGGGTCGGAATACTTCCGCTTCTTCGACGTGCGGATGGCGGAAGCCGTCACCGTGACGGGGCAGTTGATCATTCAGTGGGTCGCGAAGGACATCAACACGTATCTCAATCGCGTGCTCAAGCCCGCAAAGCATACGGACTATATCGTGTATTCCGATACCGATAGCGTCTATGTGAATATGGCGCCTATCGCGGAGCTATCGGGACGACAGACGACCGCGGAGATCGTTGAGGCCCTGCACCAATTCTGTGAAGCGAAGGTCCTGCCCGTTATCAATAAGACGTTCGTGGACATCGCGGATTACTTTCATGTGACGACGCCCTGTCTGTCTATGGTGCGCGACGTGATTGCTGACAAGGGCGTCTGGACAGCCAAGAAGCGGTATATCCTCAACGTCTATGATACGGAAGGGGCGCGCACCATCAAGCCGAAGCTCAAGATGATGGGGATTGAAGCCATCAAGTCCAGCACACCCGCGCTTTGTCAAAACATGCTCAAGACGGCGCTGGGGTATCTACTGAATGGTACACAATCCGACCTCTGGGCGTATGTCACGAAATGCGAAACGGAATTTGTGGGAGCGCCCTTTGAGGATATCGCCTTTCCACGTTCCGTGAACGGACTGAAGAAGTATGCGCAGCAGTTTAGAAGTGTACCGATAGCCGTTGCCGGTGCCAAGGCATTCAATGCTAACTTGGATCGCACAGAGTTGACCAAGCAGTATGAACGGATCATGGACGGTGAAAAGATCAAGTATGCCTATCTGCGACAAGAGAATCCATTTTTTACGCATGTGATGTCCGCGCCCGACGGGTGCCCACCAGAATGGAACATCGAGCAATACATTGACTACAATACACAATTCGCAAAGTCCTTCACCGAGCCATTGAATGCCATTCTCAAGGCTGCCGGCTGGACGCTGCAACACGAAGAATCACTTTTTGATTGACAATATGTTGGTCGTCAGATAGACTAGGAGACGAGGTATAGCATGACAGATTTTTTCAAGTCGTTTATTAAAGAACTGGATAACGACGACACGATGGTTGCCAGTGAGGGACTGTCCGCAGCGGAGTTCACGGGATACATTGACACAGGGAGCTACATCGTTAATGCGGCGATGTCGGGCACCTTGTTTGGCGGCATTCCCAACAACAAGGCCGTCGTGCTCGCGGGCGACCCAGGAACGGGGAAAACATTCTTTGCGCTGGGCATCATCAAGAATTTCCTTGCCGCCGACAAGAAGGCGCGGATCTTCTACTTCGATACGGAGTCTGCTGTCACGAACCAGATGATGGAATCGCGAGGGATCGATACGAAGCGGGTCATCAAGTCTGAGCCAGAGAGCATTGAACGCTTCCGCACGGTCTCGATGAAGCTACTGGATGCGTATATCGCGCTCCCACAGAATGAGCGTTTCCCGCTTCTTATGGTGCTGGACAGCTTGTCTATGCTCCCAAGCAAGAAGGAAATTCAGGATATCACCGACGAGAAAGACACGCGCGATATGACCAAGGCGCAGCTTATCAAGGGTGCGTTCCGTGTTCTCCGTCTCAAATTGGCGAAAGCGAACGTTGGCTTAATCGTAACCAATCACGTTTATGCAGTAATCGGGTCTTATGTTCCAATGAAGGACATGGGCGGTGGCAGCGGTGCGAAGTATGCCGCAGATACGATTGTGTTTTTGTCGAAGAAGAATGAAAAGATCGATGACAAGGTTGCCGGTCAAATCATTCACGTCAAGATGGTCAAGTCCCGTCTCTCGCGGGAGCAGACGAAGATCGATACGCGCATCCTCTATGATGGGGGATTGGATAGATACTACGGACTATTGGACCTCGCCGAAGAAGCTGGATTGGTAAAGAAGGTCGCCAACAAATACGAATTCCCCAACGGAAAAAAGGCCTTTGAGAAAGCAATCCATGAGCACCCAGAACAATACTTCCTTAACGACTTCATCCAGCAACTTGACGAATTTGCAAAGCGCAAGTTTACCTATAATGCACCGATCGGGGGAGGTACGGACGATGCGACAACAAGTGAATCTGAATGATGAACCCGATATGTCGATCCTCAACTGCGTGTTGGGACGACTGATCAATGTTGAAACGTTCGCCCATCCTGTTCTGGCGTTGGAGATCAAACAAGGACCGTATGTGGGCGTGACGTTTTGGTATTCTGCATTCCATATCGACGGGCCGGGTGCCCCTGGTATCGACGGCACCGTACCAGTCAGGTTCGAAACGAAAATCTATGAGGCGCCCGAAGGCTTTGCGCCCGATGAAGCCTTCGATGAATTTTGTGGAGAACTGTTCTTTGCCTGGCTCACCTATATCCAGCAGAATGACATTGCTCCGCTCCTGAAAATGAAACCGGTGAATGGCATCCACTAAACATGATCCCACTAGAACGCACAATCCTCCGACAGCTTTTAGATGCACCCGACTACGCCTCCAAAGTGGTGCCGTATCTCAAGGTTGAATACTTTCATGGAGCGGAATCGTCAAACATCTACAAGCTCTATGCGGCATTCTATGAGAAGTTCAAGGTCGCGCCATCTGTGGCGGCGCTCCGTATTGGTCTGGATTCCATCAAAAGCCTCTCCGAGCAGGAAGCGAAGAATGCTCTAGATGCGCTCAAGGAAGTCGAGGGCGAACCCACATTAGCCAGCGACCAAGCTGAGTGGATGTCGCAGACGACCGAGGAATACGTGCAGGAGCGCGCCGTCTATTGCGCGTTGCAAGAAGCCATCAAACTGATGGATGACCCGAAGAAGGACAAGCACGCCATTCCTGACCTGATGAAGGACGCCCTGGCGGTGTCTTTCGATACTCACATCGGCCACGATTGGGATGTGGACGCCGAGAACCGGTGGGATTTTTACCACAAGCCCGAATTTCGTATTCCGTTTGACTTGGACGAACTGAACACCATCACGAAGGGTGGGGTGCCCAAGAAAACGCTCAACATTGTGCTCGCGGGCACCAACGTCGGCAAGTCACTATTTCTGGTGCACTTCGCCGCGTCGTGTGCGCGTATGGGAAAAAACGTCCTGTATATCACACTGGAAATGGCGGAAGGGTGGATCGCGCAACGTATCGATGCGAACATGATGGACCTCCCAATGGATGACGTTGCAGACATGCCACGAGATACCTATCTGCGCAAAATGAACATGCTTCGCCAAACGTCGTTGGGGAAGATCATGATCAAAGAATACCCCACCGCGTCAGGTCATGCGGGGCATTTTCGTGCGCTGATTCAAGAACTGCATCTCAAGAAAAACTTCAAGCCCGATGTGGTGATTGTGGATTATTTGACGATCTGTGCATCCTCTCGCGTGAAGCTCGGCAACAGCGTGAACTCCTACTTCTACAACAAGTTCATTGCCGAAGAATTGCGTGGTTTAGCGACAGAGTTTGATGTGCCCGTCTGGTCTGCGGCCCAGTTCAATCGTGAGGGCTTCGATGCATCGAACGGGAGTCTGGCAAACATTGGGGAGAGCTTTGCTATACCAATGACTGCGGACTTCATGTTTGCGTTGATCCAGACGGAAGAACTCGAAAAGGCTAACCAAATTGCGCTTCAACCTCTGAAGAATAGATATGCCAAGCGGAATAGCTTCCAACAGACGCTCATGGGGATTGATACCAGTCGAATGAAACTCTATGATTTGACCCCTGCGCAACGTGCTACAGGCGTGGCTATTGCGCTTCCGAATGCGACGGACCCGCACAATTCTAGTGGTTTACCATTTGGGAAACGCCAGCGGCGACCACTAAAACAGCTTCGTAAGGAGCATGAGGATGCGGAAAGCGAATAAATAGAAACGGGGGTTAACCTATGCGTGTAGACGCACTTCACCGGCGACTGATGACGGATGTGAAGCAATTACATGATGCCATCGCGCGCATATTCCCCGTAGAACTTCCTGCGGCCTATGAGAATCGCGCAGTGAACCTCCAAGCGTTTTTGAACCGGCTGAATACGCGGACTGCGGCGTTCGGGATTTTCAACCGAATCAAGCACGATGCCGAGCAGGAAAAGGGAACCGTTGTGAACTCTGCCTGGTGGTATGACAAGTCGGTCCTTCCTGTGTTTGGGAGTTCTGCCGATGTGCATATTCTGTGGCATGTGCATCCTGACGCACATCGCGTAACGTGGGGTAAGGCGGGCTGGAAGCGCCGGCGCTTCTATTACTGGCAGTTTATCATGCACGAATTGATTCATCGGTACCAAGACGTGCTTCGGAAGAAGTATCATGGACCCAAAGCAAATGCGTTGCAGTATGCCGCCACGTCACGAGCACACCAGGAACGCGAAGTCCAAGTCTATTTGGGAGACTATGACGAAGTGGAAACCTATGCGTTCATGACGGCGTTGGAAATCTTCTCATGGTGGCCCTTCATGACGGTCAATGAGGCGTGTGTCTGCGCACACCAATATACGGGACGGTACGTCACCCCAACGTTCAACTACTATACGGTCTGCTTCGATAAGCACGCACCCGCAGTGAAAACGTTCAAACGGAAGATCCGCGCGTGGCTGTCTCTCATGAAGGAGCACCACGCGACCTATGAAATGCTCCGACTTCCTCAATTGATATAAGGAACCGATGCCCACAGGATACAGA